ACTAGCTACTTGTTCTGCTGTATTAGTTTTAGGATCAAAAGTTCTTTTTAATGAATCAGTGTTTTCTTGACCTATAACATTTTCAATAATGTTTCCTGCTTCTCCAAAAAAATTACTTACATTTTTTCTAGCTTTTTTACCTGCAGTAAGTTCTATACCTGATCCTATAGCACTTGTAACATCATCAGTTATATTTCCTAAAGCACGACCTATTATTTTAGAAGGCATAGGAACACCTACACCAAATAGTTCAATACCATCAGCAACAGTTCCATAAGCTTCACCACTTTTTACACGAGCTTTTTGTGTAGCTTCTTCATCAACTGCTCTTTTAAAATCAAGAATAGAAACATCTTTAGAAGTTAAATAATTATTTAAATCTTGGTTATTTTTTATTTGATTATTTTTTGCTAGTAAAGCTACTTCATTAGAAATATCTTCATACTCTTGAGTACCAAAAGCTATAGCCATTTAATTATCCTAAGTTGTTTTGTTTTTTAGAAGTTGACTAATAATATTAGGATCACCTTCTATGTTATTCGGAGGTGTTTTGTCTTTTTTTACTGTACTTAAATCAAAAAGATAATTCATAGTATCGTTTAAATTTCCAGATTGATTATAAAAATTTAAAACTTCTTTTAATTGTTTCTGCATTAAATCTTTAGTTGCTGGATCTACAGCTTGTCCATTAATAAGTGTAAAACCATTTTCATCACTAAACATCACATTATTTTTTGCAGCTATTTGTTTTGATAAAGCTGATAAAATTGGAGCATCTAATTTTCCTTGACCTAAAGCTGCTAGATCAGTATAACCTTTTATATTTAATCCTGCAAGCTTTGCTTTAGCTTCAGCTGCAGATATCTTACCTTGTAATAAAGCTTGTTGTATTTTATATTTCTCTTCTTCAACATTAGGTAAATTTTCTGTAGCTTCAGCAGCACCTTGAGCTAATGCACTAAATGTTCCTGCTCTTGGATCAACTTGAGCTGCATTAATTAAAGCATCACCAATAAAATTAGCCATGTTTCCAGAAGTATTATCTAATCTAGCTAATTGTTTATTAGCCATTTCTTCTTGAAGTTTCTGACTTTCAGTTATTGTATTAGATAAATCTCCATATGAACCTAATAACATTTGCATAAGTTGTTCTTTATTAGTAAGTTGATTCTTATTACTTTTTTGATTATCAAATATAGAAGTAGGATTATTAACACTGTTAGCTTGAGAACCTGCTTGTAACATAGCAGATAAACCACCATCAGAATCAAAAGCTACTTGACCACCTGTTTTAAAAGGCATACCTTGAGACATACCATATAGTTTAGCTCCTGTTCCTACAAGGTTCATAAAATTACTCATGCCTGAAGGTTTTCTATATACATCAGCTACCTCAGTAGATTGATAAGGATAACCATATAAGGTTGATTGATACCTATCTAATAAGGTATTTGGAAAATTTAATTGAGATTGATAGTCAGCATAGTTTTGATTTAGTCCTTTATCAGTCATATCTCTTTGAGCTTCACCTACACTTGTCATACCTGTATATTCTTTTAAAGCTTGTTGAGGAGCTAATTGTCCTAAAGATGATAGACCTGCAGCAGCAGATTTTTCTCTAGCCTTTTGAGATTCAAAAGCTTTTTGTGCATTTTCAAAAGCTGCCTTACTTCCCTTAGTCTGTATGTCACCTAACTTTGATTGGTAATTTCTTAATGCTTCAGACTCAACTACACCTTGTCTAGAACCTCCAAAACTTCCTGCACCTACTGCACCCATTCCTATAGTCTGTAAGCCTTTGTCAAAGTCTCTACCTGCTTCTCTTTTTTCTACATCAATAACTGCTTGTTGATAAGGATTCATATATGAAGCCATGTTATCACTAAATTTATCAGACTGACCTTTATAAAAACTTTCAGCAGGATCAAAATATGTTTGACCTTTACCTACTAAACTAGAAATACCTGACATACCTGCTAGTTCTTCAGGATTAAACCCGGAATATCTATCACCAGTATAAGTTGGATAACCTAACTCTTTTTTAGTTTCATATATATTTTTAGCTTCCTTTAATACATCAGCTAACCCTGATTTATAATCATCAGGAACACTATACCTACCTGTTATATCTACTGCCATTATACTAATCCCTTCAATTCTTTACTAGCATTTATTTCATTCTGTTGTTCTGTTGTACCAAAAGCTTTACTTCTTATATATTTTATAAAGTCATCTAATTTTTCTGCACCTGCATCAGAAGAACCATTACCTAATATAGCAACACTATCTGCTGGCATTACATACTCTTCATTACTTAGTTTAGCACGTTTAATAATTGGATCACCTTCAACTTTAAAGTCAACTGTATCATCCATTCCATCACCTTCTCCTTCAACCATTCCTTCAAAGTAACCACTTTTACCTTGACCACCTTCAGCTAACATAGCAGATAAACCACCTTGATTAGGCATAGGTTGTGGTGGCATAGGTTGTGGTGGCATAGGTTGTTTCATTTCTAAAGGAGGTTTAGGCATTATCTGTTGTAGTCCTTCATTAGGTGTAGATATTACATTAAGTTTTTCTAATTTATTTCTACCATAATTAATTAATTGTTGCATAGCTGATTCAGAGTTTTCTTCTAAAGACATATCACCTATACTTTGTATCTTTTCATTTAAACGAAAAGCTTCAGGTAAACCTGTACGAGGATTAACTGATAATTTACCCATACGTTCTAACACGTTTACTTCAGGTTTAGACATATGAATTAATTCAGTATCACCTTGCCTACCTTTTAAAGCAAGAAGATTTGATAACCCACTCATAGGAGCTTCTCTATTAACTAAGTATGCCATTATTATTTTTCACCTTATTTGGCATAGTATAATTAGACTGTGCCTTTGTCATATTAGATTGAAAATTACTTATATTACTTTGCATATCATTACTCTTATTATACAACGAACCAATGTTTAATGCCATACCTTGTACAGTTTTTGTACCAAAATAATCATTTGTTTTTACAGTTCCTGTATTAATATTTTCAATATAAGTACTTTTATTTATTAAATTAAAATATTCTTGTTTATTCATTAGTTAAAATTTACCCATCCTGTTCCATCTACATAACCTTTAAATTTACCTTCATCTTTAGAATAAGCTATATCACCTGAACTAGGTCTTCCTATTTCTGTAACAGTAACTACTGCATATACATTTGTTGCTGGTTTAAAATCAACTAAAGCATCTCTTGTTTCTAATTCAAAACTTAATTGATTACTCCATTCTCTTATTAAAGTGTACATTTTATTTAATTCAGAAGTAGAAAAAGAAGTAAAGCTAGGTACTTGTGGATAGTTAGCCATTATCTTCTACCATCTTTTTGAGTAGATAGTCTAACCTCACCCCATCTCCAAGAACCATCATTAGTTCCTGAAACAATAACTGAAACCTGTCTACCTCTAGCCCTAAAATTTATTTTTTCTGTAGAAGGTTGAATAATAAAAGGTCCTTTAGTTGTTAATGGTCCATTAGGATAAGCATTTGTTTGAATAAATATTTCTATTTGATTTCCTGAATCAATAGCATAGTCAGGAATAATCTTATCCATGTACATTATATCATCTCCTTCGTCTAGATCAAACTTAGAAGATTCAAGAAAGGAAGATAAAGCTACTCCATCTCCAGTATAAACACCTGAAGGTTCGTTATCATAAAGATAAGGAGTAGCAGTATCAGATGTATTTCCTGTTGTAATTGTATTACTAAATACTGTTCGATCATTAAACGTACTATAAAAAGAATCTCCATATACCCATGTCTTTTCTTCTACATTATATATAACATAAGCATTAGGTTCAGTTGATCCTGCTTTAGGATACAACCAAATAATTTCTTTAAACTCAGAATTAATTCCTGCATAAACTTTATCTTTATTTGTATTATTAAAATTACCAAACAAATGTCTACGTATAGTACAAGGTAAATTATTTATTCTTCCATCAAAAGCATAGAAGTTATTGTCACTCATCCAATAAGAAATACCATCGTAATCAATAGCTCCATGAGGACTTATTAAACCACAGTTAGTACCTACTTGAGTAAAACTAAATATAAAAGGAGGACCTACATATTGCATTGTATACATAGCATTGTCAGTCCATATAGCTATATTATTTCTAGAACGAGTTGCTCCTATAATTTCTGTACCATCAGTTAACACAGTCTCACCTGATGTTGTTGTTATAGAAGGAGTCCAATTAGTAAAGTCTTCTTGGTCTGACCATCTAACTAACAGAGGATTAAAAGCTGCTCCTGAAAATTCATTAGTACCAAAACAAATAGCATGTCTATCATTAGGAGAAACAACTAAAAAATTAGACTTTGAAGGAGCAGACGTAGCTGTAACATGAGTAGCATTAGTTGAACTAGTAATAGGCAACATTCTTGAAGGTGTTATAGAAGCAGCAGTATCAAAATAAAATATATTACCACCTCTACGTAGTCCTAATACATCTTGACCCCAATTATCAAACTTCCATTGGCTACCTTGAAAGGTAATTCCTGAAGATGAAGCTGCAACATTCCATGCTCTTTCTCCTGTTACAGAAGCACCTGCATTAAAAATAGCAGCACCATAACCTAAACCTTGTATACTATCAGATAATTCATTATCTAATAAATATGCTACTGATACAGCAGTACCTCCACCTGTAGCTGTTCCTGTTGCTGTAGTAGGACCATTAAATGTAAATTTATTTATATTAGTAACACTTGTAATAGTATAAGGTAATAGTCTAGGTAAAGTTACTCCACCTACATCTGCAGCACCTTCAACAATAATTCTATCACCTTCTGATCTTCCATGATTAGTTATGCTTGTAACAATTTCTATAGAACCATTAGCTGTTGTAAAAATATTTTGAACAGATACGATAGAAGTAATAGGAGTTACATCATAAATAACATCTCCTAATTCAACATAAGCTTGTTTGTTTGAACCAGCTATTATCATTTTTTTAGTATTATTATCTGACCATGTTAACACATCTCTAATTTGACCTGATAAAACTGTTGAATTATGTTTTGAATAACCTCGTATGTTTTCAGGTTTACCTTCTCTAAACCTAACTCTATTACCATCAAACCATTTACCTTCTTCAGCATATTGAGTTGACTCTCTATGAAATCCGGGTAAAAATTTTAATGATTGAAGTTTTGAATCTGTTGATGACATTAATATGCTAACTCTGTACAGGTTATACGACTTTGAGATGCTTCAGCAATCATATCACTATCATGTAAATCAACTGAACCATTTTCTTTTTTTGCATATAAAGTATATGTATGTGAAGCTGCTGATCCGGGAGAATCTAAAAATTGCATAGCAACCATAGCTTGAGTTCTAGCTCCTTCAGAAGCATATGAACCAATATAACCTAAATCAGTACCTCCTCTATATAATTTAAATACTGCTTTACCATCTGTAACTTGTGACCTTGTATCAGTATATACATTAACTTGTACTAATACTTTATTAGAAGCAGCAGCAGTACTAATTGCTAATGCTAAATTTGTTGTTGCATAAGATGTTGTTAAAGCATGAGAAGTACCATAACCTGCCTGAACTACTTGTAAAGTCTTACCTACATTACTTAGTGTTGAACCATTACCTGCAAATGAAGTTGCTGATACAATTCCAGTTACTGCAACTCCTCCATTAGTTGTTTCAAGTTTTTTACTATTATTATGATATAAGTCTACTCCACCATCTTCAATAAATTGTAAAGCAGTTTCGTTACCAGCAGCATTTCTTAAATTAAAAGAACTTGCTTGAATATTAAGTCCACCAGTACCAGTATCAACTATATATGAGTTAGAAGCATCATGATATATTTCTAAATCTCCTGAATCACCTAATTTAATTTTATCATTATCAGCCATATTAAGATGAGTTTTAAGAGTAGTCTCTCCATCAACAGTAAGTGTACCACCTATAGAAGTATTGGCAGTTACTGTTAAAGAATTTGCTGATCCTGTATCTAATCTATTTACTAGAGTTCCATTAGTGGCTACAACAGAACTAAATCCTTGTTGAGCTGCAGTAACAGCAGTACCTCCAGTAGGTTTAATAAATACATCATAGTCACCTGAAGTTCCATTATGTATAAAGTAAATTTTCTCTTGAGCAGGTATGCCTATAGTTACGTTAGCAGTTAATGTTCCCATAACTTTCAAACCAAAGTTTCTTGATTGGTCTGTAGCTCCACTATTATTAGTTAAACTTACTGCAACACTAGAAACAGATACAGTTTCATATCCTGCTATTGATTCATCTATTAAATCAATAACATTTTGATTTAGTATTAAACCCCATGAGTTAGGATTTTCACCATCTGCTTGTTTTTCTAATCTAATTCTTGATGTATATGTTGATGCCATTTTCTTTTCCTATTTTATTTTACAACTAGTGTTACAACTAAAGCTATTATACCTAACGTACCAATCATAGACATAGCTTCCATTCTCCACAATCTTTTATCTAATCCACTTAATTTATCATTAACCATTTCATATCTAATAGCACATTCTTTTTCATGTGCTTCTAATTCCATTTGTACTTTTAATTCAGGCTGTATTCCCATTTTCATTAATCAGCATCCTCTATTGTGTTGCCTTCATCTACCCATTCAAGAATTGCTTGGTAGTCTGTATTTCCATTATCTATTGGCACTTGTTGTTGTTCTGCTCTACCCTCTATATTACAATAAATATGTGTTACTTTCCCAGTTAAAGGATATTTCCAATATTTAGCATTTGTTACTTTCATACTAGCCTCTATAACTCTGAATCTAAATTAATTCTCATGTCAGTATTATTATCTGCTTCAACTTGATATATTGTTCCTGCTGACATATCTGCACCACTTCTTGTTATATTAATTGCAAATCTACTAAAGTCATCCATTGTTTCTGCTGCTGCACTAGTACCTGTAGTACCTCCTGCACTAAGTCCTGCAACTCCAAAGTCATCGTTTGCTGAAACACTTCCTGTTGGATTAGCTCTCATGGGAACTGGTACTGGATATGTAGCAGTTGTATTAGAAGTACTATATGCTCTGCCATGACCTACCTTCATAAAAGCTGTTGCTGCTTTCATAGTATAAAAATAACGATAACAAAGCTGTCTCTCTTCCCCGTATGACCTATGCTCAAAGTTTGTAGCTTGTGATCCTAATTCCCATTGCACTCCTGCAAGATAAAACTCATTGCTTGTACTAGCAAATATAGAATCAATCCCTGCTGCTACATTAGCATTTGTTCTTGAGTTCCAATTTGTGTTTAATGTGCCACTTGTATGAGTGCTTCCTGCATGCAACCAAAAGTTTAGTGTCATAGACATAGATATATCTTGATCTAATGCTCCAGTTGTGTCTCCGGGAATTGTCCAGTAATAACGAACCCAATCTGTTGTAAAAGTAAATATTTTAGATATGCTTCTTGTATTGTCATTATCTTGTAGTTCTACTACAAAGTCTGTGGCACTTCCTACAATCTTTGCATAAAAAGATATTGTTGTAGGTTCAGCACTTGACGTACCTTTTTTCAACTGTTGTAAATCTTGTCCTTCAAATCTTTGATTTATACGAAGTTGCTCACCTGCTGCAATAGAAGTATCTGCTGTAGTACAGTTAATTACTAAACCATAATTAAAACCATCAGGATCACCTGCTGTTCTTGTCATAGTAAATCTTCCTGCCGAAGTATCACCTAAATTAATTCTCCATCTATCAGCAGTAAAGTATCCACTAGCTGTACCTAAACCAGTTACATTTGTGCTTCTTTGCCAGCATTGAAAATTTCCATTGTAGATCATATTCCGTCTGCCACCAATCTGACTATTGGTTAGGACTTCACCCATCTTTGCTAACTCTGCTGCTTTAGTCATTTATGAAATACCCATTGCTTCATTACGTTCATCTGTTAATGCTTTATTTGTTTTAACAACTTCTAAAGTAAATGCTTGTGCTACTTGAGCATCTTGTCCAGTAGCTATTGTTATTCCATTAGCATTACAATGAGCCATATTTCTAGCTATAATATCTTCAATAGCTACACGACATCTTTCTTTAACTGCATTATCAATCCAGTCTTGTTGTCCATAAGCTATATGAGACAAGGCTTTGTCTTCTGAGTCTGTAAGTGTTATTGTATAATCTGCCATTTTATTCTCCTATTATCCTAGCATGTAAAAAGTTGCACGACATCTTTGAGCCTCAAGTGTTGCTGAATTACTTCCAAAATGAGAATTAACAGTAAGATAATCTCCTGCTGATAAATTTAAAGATAATGTTCTTGTTGCACCTCTCAGATTATCTCCAAAATTAATCCAAACATCTAATGGTGTTATTGCTCCCCCATTAAGATATATACCAACATGAAATTGATTATATTGACCATTAGCTTGTAATTCTGCTGATATGATATAATTTCCTGCAACTGGTGCTGTAAACCTACCATTACTTGTGTTATACATAGACCCTTGATTTCTACGTACTTCATTAAATACAACTACTGGTGCTTGTCCACTACCAACAGATGTGGCTGTTGTTTTTTCAACGACTGCTATTGGTTGAAGAGGCACAGTCATTCTATTGCTTTCAAATTGTTGGACTAAAGTACCACCAGTAAATAACTTAAACTGATTAGTAGCATTAGCTCTAGCACCACTAATTTCCCAAGCAGGTGTAGCATCTCCTTGAAAAGATTGTATTCCATTATAACTACCACCACTATAGTTAGCAGCTTTTAATTGTAGTCTTGAAGCATAACCTGCTGTAGTTGCCTCTCCTAAAATGTTTTGGTCTGCTCCTGCTCTATTAGCAGTAATAGTTCCAGTAGATGCAAGTATGTTACCATTAGCATCTATTGTCATAGCTAAAGCATTAGCATTATCATCAATTCCTGTTGACCTAAAACTTGTTAGTGTACCTACACTTGTTATATTAGGTTGTGATGCTGTTGCAAGTGTACCTGTAATAGCACCTGTGACTCCAAGAGTACCAGCCATAGTAACATTACCTTCAAACGTACCACCTGCTGATTGACTAACTGTATCTGCTACACTAAATACATCATATACAATAATAACAATAATATCATTTACTGATGCACCCGTTCCTAAAACGATAGATGTACCACTTGTTGCAGTATAGTCAGCAGTTCCTAATAATACTCCATTCTGATATACGTCTACATAGTTACCATCAGAATAAGTAAGAGTAATACCTTCACTACTAGTACCAGTAAAAGTTGTTTGGTTAGCTGTAGCAGTATACGTAAGAACTCTACGTACTCCATTGCTAGGTGATGTACCTATATATGCCATTAGTTATTTTCCAATGCTGTAATTCTAGCTGTTAATGATTCTATTGTAGCTTGCTGTTCTTGTATGGTTTTTACTAGTAGAGGTACTAGTTTAGATTGATCTATACTCTGCATAACTGCATTTCCGTCATCATCTACGGCATCTTTTTCACCAATAATAGCTTCTGGTACAATGTTTGAAACTTCATGTGCTAAAAAACCATCTACTGTAGTATCTGCATCTGCTTTAAAGTTAAATCTTGAAGGTTTAAGTTGTTTTAATCTTGTAGTTGCATCAAAATTATAATTAACATTTTCTTTTAATCTGTAATCAGAAGATGTACCAAAAGAAGTGCCACCTCCACTAGTAACAATATTCCCAACTGGTCCATTACCATTTAAAAAATTAATGTGTGCAACAGAAGAAGTTGAACTTCCTGCTGAAGATAGATGAGCATTAACACTTGTTATACTTGGTGAAAAACTAAAACCTGACACAGAAGAACTTGGTAGTGCTGTAATATTTCCAATTAATATGTAACCAGAATCAGTTATAACCATTCTATTAGCACTAGTATCAGAAGAATTTGAGATACCTATAATACCTTCTTTACCTACTTTAGTAAGTGCCATCTATATAATCCCTTGAGCTTCTGCCCATACTTTATAATTATTTTTAACTGCATCAGTCCATATAGCATTTGCTACTGCTTGTACACTTGCTTCTTCATTACTTATATCTGTAGCTGTATGTGTCCATACTCCATCTGCATCAACTAAAGAAGAAAAAGGAACTATACTAGTTCTATGTCTTGACCTTGATATTTCCACATCATCTTCTAAAATAACTGTGTCTATTGCTACTTGTATAACCCAATTTTGGACTACTTCTACTTTTGCTATTTCTGTTGTTTTTGTTATTGCCATTTTTAACTCCTAAGTAGTTTTGTAAAATACAGATGCTGATAGATAAGCACCAGTTCCAGCATTATGTGTTATCTCACTCCAACCACCATTAGAAGTTGATTGATAAAAAGCTATTTGTGTTCCTGAAACATATGGAGATATATTTGTAGAACCAGTACCCAATGTAAAACGTACATAAGTCATTACGTTTCCAGTTGCTTGAGAACCACTAGCTGTAAAAGGTAATCCAGTAATTCTTGCTCCTCCTGCAGCACCTGTGCTATTTACATTACTTAATTGAAATTGTGCATAACACATATTGCCTATTTTTGTATATGTTCCTACTACTGTAACTGCTGTAGATGGGTTTGATGTACTTCCTGTTAAAGTTGCAGTCCAAGTTCCTTGCTCATAATCGTTAAGAACATTTGATGAAGTATTTGCTGTGCCTACACCTAGAGCAACCCCTGCTGAAGCAGATACAACTCCGTTAGAGTGTATTCTCATACGTTCTGTACCACCAGAGCCAAAACCAAGTGTATTTGCAGAAGGTACAAACATTCCATTAGCACCTAAAGCACCAGATGTTATTGCAAAGTTTGGTGCAGAAGCTGATCCTGCTGATGTTCCAACATAAGTTCCTGCTGATGTAACACCAGTTGAAGTCGTGGCAATCTTAGCACTATTGTCGTGATAAAGTGTTACTGCACCATCTACAACAGCAGTTATCATATTCTCACCAACAGCTGGATTCGTGAGTGAAAAATCTTGACAAGCAAGAATTAAGTTTCCAGTTCCTACATCTTTTATATAACTATTACTACCATCGTGGAAAATCTGTAAGTCAGCACCATCACCAAGTTTTATAATGTCACTATCACCCATGTTAAGATGAGTGGCTAGTGTGGTTTCTCCTGTTACAGCAAGAGTTGTACTAAACGTACCACTTGTTGCACTTAAAGAACTTGTTGAAGGATGAGTAACTGTACCTAAAACTAAACCTAAATAATTTATAAATATATTTCCTGTTCCTGAACTAGGAGCAGAACTAAAAGTAAGAGTAACTCCATCAGGAATAGTATAAGAAGATGTATCTTGAATAACACCATCTACTGAAACCATTATAGATTGAACACTAGCTACAGTTCTATCTAATGTAAATTCAGTAGCTGATCCAGTGCCATTAAATCTTTGAACAGTAGGTATAGTTGTAAATTGAGCTGCAGGTTGATTACCTAAAAAAGCCATTAAGAAATCTCCAAATAACTCGTAACCACATCTACTGAACTAGCTAAACTTGATGTAATCATTACATGATCTGCATCATTTAAAACTAATTTTTGATCTCCTCCAACTACAATTAAACTTGAACCAACAGGTATAGGAGCAGCTTTAATTAATCTTGCTACACCATTTCCTGCATCACCTATACTTAATACTGCATCAACAGTTATTTGTGATGTTGATATATTTGCTAAACTTAAACCTATTATTGTAGTTTCTCGACTTGCAGGACAAAGATAAGCTTGCACAGGTGATGTACCTACTCCTGCTACTACTGATACCTTAAAATTATTTGCCATAATATTCCCTTATTTCTTAATATATTATACTGTATAACTTAACCTAATGCAATAGCAAATGGTATAGGTGAGTTATTAGCAATAGATGTTGCCATTGTTGCAGATAAATTACCTACAACTGTATTAATACTTGTTACAGCATCTAAGTTAGTTTTTGTTAATACAGAAACTGCTGCAACAACTGTGTTAATACTTGTTATGGCTGCTGTGTTAGTTGCTATAGCTGTAGTTCGGTTATTAATACTTGTAGCCATAGTAGCTGATAAGTTTGTAACAACTGTATTTATAGATGTTATAGCTGCTGTTCTGTTAGATATACTAGTTGCCATAGTAGCTGAAAGATTAGTAACAACTGTATTAATACTTGTTACAGCATCTAAGTTAGTTTTAGTTAATGCTGATACTCCTGCTACTACTGTATTAATACTTGTAATAGCATCTAGATTTGTTTTTGTTAATACAGATACTCCTGCTACTACTGTATTAATAGAAGTTATAGCTGCAGTATTTGTTGCTATAGCAGTTGTTCTATTAGCTATTGAAGTTGCCATAGTAGCTGATAGATTACCCACTACTGTATTTATAGATGTTATGGCATTTAAATTTGTTTTAGTTAATACAGATACTGCATGAAGCTCTGCTGATGTAGCATAGTTACCTCCATCACCTATGATAGCATTTATAGAAGTTATAGCTGCTGTACGATTAGCTATGCTTGTAGCCATAGTAGCTGATAAATTTGTTACAACTGTATTAATAGATGTTATGGCAGCTACGTTAGTTGCTATAGCAGTTGTTCTATTAGCAATACTTGTAGCCATAGTAGCTGATAAAGCTGTAATAGCTGATGTTCTGTTTCCTATGCTAGTAGCCATAGTGGTTGATAAAGCAGCAACAGTAGCACTTGTAGCTACGTCTGCTCCATTTTTAAATAATCTAGTTGCATTAGCACTTACAGCAAAAAAGTTAGTTGCATTTAATTCAGCTATAGATGCAGCAGTAAATGTTAAATTAGCAGCAGTTAAATCAGTTATACTAGCCACTGCAACATTTAAATTAGTTGTATTAATTGTAGTAGCAGTAACAATAGGTGATGTTATTTTTGTTGTAGCTGTTCCATTATTAAAAGTAATATCAGTAGCACTAACAGCTTTCATGTTAGTAGAACCTTTTACAATTAAATCATTACCTATTGTAGTATTATTTTCTATTGTTAAAGAAGAACCATCAAATACACCACCAATAAAAGAGTTAGCTGATACTGTAGTAGCTACACTAACACTTATAACTCTGCCATATCCATCTATATTAAACTTACCTAAAGGTCCATAAGTAGCTGATGTTATTCCAGTTGTAGCTAAACCTATTGTAGGATTACCTGCTGTTCCATTAGCATTACCTATACTTAAAGGTTCTGTAACAACTATTGTTCTACCATAAGCTGTTCCACTATTAACAGCTATTAAACCTGTAGCTCCTGTAATGTCAGCCATATTATTTAAAGCTGATACATTAGCTGTAAGAGTTGTACCTTGAAGTTTTATTGTACCTGTTAAATTAATGGTATCATTTGATAATTGTAAAGGTGAAGAAGTTCCTTCCCCATCAGAAATATTTCTTAGAGTCGTATCTATACCTGCATTATTATTACTTATTTGTAATAAATCTTTATAGGTATTAGCAATGGTCTTACCAGTAAAAGTTGTCATATTGTATTCCAATAATTATTAGTGTCTTCCCAATTAGTAGAAGCATTTTCCCATAATACATTTCTGTCATTATTATTTTCAGGTCTTACATCTCTAATAAAATTTGTTTCACGTAAAACAGGTGATCTATTTTGAGGATGATTTTTTAAATCATACTGTCCTTCATAGTCTTCAGGGCAAACTAACATTCCATAGCTATTTAATTTCATAGAAGGTCGTTTATATTCAAACCCACAAACGTCACATTCAACTATTAAATTTTTTGCTCTTGCCATTAATTAGGTAACCAATCTGTAACAGTCACATTTGTTGGTGGCATTGGTGATCGTCTATGAAACTTGACATTTTCACTATCAACCCCACCTTTAGTTTTATTTTGAGGATGATTTTTTAAATCGTATCTTCCATCGTTATCAGTTGGACATACCATTAATCCAAAACTATTTTTAACTAGCTCACTTAAATTATATCTAAAACCACAAACGTCACATATACCATAAATTTTATTTCTGTTTACCATTAATAAATATTTAACTTAGGTCTTAAATATAAACTAACTCTTTCTCTATCTTCATCTAAAGCTCTGCTTAATCTTTCTTCATACTCTGCTTTAATTAAATTAATACGTGCTAAGTCTACTCCCGGTCTTTTTAATCCCATATGATAAGCTAGACCTGCTGTAAGACAAGGTAAAAATTTTCTAGATATGTCTGCTGTTTGTACTGCTGATTTATTTACATCTTGTATGTATCTAATTAATTCAACTTTAACTTTATCTGTAGAGTTTTCAGGAATGGGCCATAGATATACAGTAGGATTATCCCTACCATTTCTAACAGCAAATTGAGTTGGTCTACCTGTCTGTCCTTTAGAAGGTATTTTTAAATATTCTTGCATTGATATACGTTCTAGTTGTATATCTGTATCATCTCTATTGACAACTGCTTCTAAAATATCTATACTAGAACTAGCTAAGTCATATGCTGTTGTACTAACTGATACATCAAATACAGAAGTTTCTGCTGTCCAAAGCATGACTCCTCTATTCTGCCAATCTTGTAATAATAAATTTATGGAACGTCTTGCTGATTTAGGCTCATGTCCTAATGTCTGTTCTCCACCAATCATTTCAGAAGCTTCTTGAATTACTTCATCTATGTCCATAGAAAATGTATATGTACCTGATGTACTCATTATGCTCTACCTCTTTTATTTGTTTTTATAGAGCCACCTATACCAATTTTCAGTTGCTTTTTTTTCTTCAAAGAGTTCAAGTTGATTTTTTTTATTTTTTTGTTTGGTTTGGTAACTTGAAATCTTATGCTTGCTCTTGTAATAGACATTATGCACTACCCAATTTTTTATGTTTTTGATTTTTTGGAGGAGACTTTTTGCTACCTCCTGCAGTCCATAATTTTTTATTTGCCCAATAAGCTGCAGACATTTTTCCTTTAGCAATATTTTTTCCATGACGAGCTTTAAAACTTGCTCTAGCTGTAGGAGAGTAGTTATGACCCATAGACGAATCTCCAAAATGAATAAGCTTAACCTTATCTCCTTCTTTAGCCAAGACCATACCTTTTTTACCGGGTCTATCAGATTTTTTAGGTTTATTAAATCCTGCAAATTTCTTGCCACGATATTCAATTCCTCCAGATGGTATTCTTTTATATAATGTCATATTAGTTCCTATTATACCAAACATAGTAATTACTTACAAATCATTTTAATTTTTAGGTAATACTTTATAAGCTTCTTTTATTTGTTCTATAGTTCTATAACACCCTACACATACATCATTTACTAATTTACATATACCTCTACATGGTGTCATTCTAGTTCTTCTCTGAAAATAAAAGTTTTAGGTTGGGTGTCTGCAAATGCTTCTGCCTTACTTACAAATATACTTGTTAATAATAATAAAAATCCACCTATTACAAGTACAAGAAATAACCATCCTATACCTTCACCTATTTGCTTTCGTATCTGCTGTTGCTTATAAATAGTAGCTTGTCTTTGTTTACGTATCTTACCTTCCATTTCTAAAAGTTCATCATAGGCTTGTGGTCCATGAGTCATATTTAAAAACATCTTGAGTTCGTATCTTTGTTCCTCAAGTTTCTTCTTGGCTGCATAAGCCTGTAGTGCAGTAGTTTCAATACTTCCACTACCAAAGACTTTGCCAAACACTCCCGGATTTTTTGCTTGTTTCTCTGCATTATCAACATCTGAAACTGCTCCCATCCATCTGCTAATGTCTCCTGACATCTGCTCTAAGTCTCTGCCTACAGCAAAACCTTGTTTAATTGCACTAAATGCTTTAGATGCTACTCCAACTGCAAGTGATATAGTTACTGGGTCCATTACTTTTTCCTTATAGGTTTGCAGTATGCAGTTATCTGTAGGTTAGGTCCTTCCTTTTGAGGTATAGAAGGTTGATTGTGTAATCTCTCTGAAAAATATAAACATCTATTAATATCTTGAAAAGTTTGTGTCTGGTCTACTACTCTTAATCCCATCATAAACACAAGCACAAACTCAATCATTTATATAGGTACTCCTTGTACCTCCTCTTCATGACAATCACAATTACATTCTTCACAATCACATTCGTAGCACTCACAAGTATCACATTTTTTTTCTTTAGTCATTTTTATCCTTTAGGTTTTCTAGCTTTACCCCAACCTCTAATTTGTTTAGCCACA